CTGAGAACTTCAAGACCTATGACGAACTGAAGGCAAAGTTGAACAAGGTTCTTGGTGCTGGTGGCGTTGCTGGTGCAACTGCTACTCGGATTGATGACGAGGAGGCTGATGCTCCTGTTGTTCGTTCTGCTCCTGCCAAGAAAGTGACGGCTGAAAGTGTCAGCGTCGATGACGACGATATGGCGTTCTTTGAGCGTCTGGCAAAAGACTAAACATCGCTTATAAGCACGGTGTGCGTTCCATAGTGATGTTTGGGGGGACTAGAAATAGTCCCCCTTTTTTTATGCAATAATCGCTGAAGTAAATGATGTTGGGTGAGCAAAATCTCTTGATATTGCTCGATTAAATGCATTTTCATCTGATCTAGTTGATGCTTTTTGCATTGGCTGGTTTGGTGGTGGAGTTGCTTGTTTACCGCCGCCACTCGAATTATTGACTACCATTGGTGCTGCTGTTGGTGGTGCCGCTTGTGCAGTCATTTGTGATGATGCCAGTTGAGCAGAACCTTGAGCAACTTGATTTCCTGTTGTACTTACTACAGGAGTTAATTGCGCACTACTAGAAGGAGCTGCAGCGACCATGGAAGGTGCTGCTGTTGAAGGTGCTGCAGCGACCATGGAAGGTGCTGCTGCAGGAGGTGCTGCTGTAGTTGAACCGCCACCACCACCACCTCCACCGCCTCCACTAGCTGGTGCACCAGCAGAGGCAACGAGACCACTCTCTCCAGAATATGCATTCACTTTAGCAAGAATTTCTGCGCCATAACCTTTTGTTAAATCTAGATTACCACCAATTGCTTTTGTAACTGCATAATTTGCTGTCTTTTGATCTGCAAAATCTTGCTTACCCTTTAGAGCTGTCATCACATATGACGCAGAGATTTTGGCTGCAACTGTAGGGTCATTGGCTAAATCTGGATTTTTCACAAGATCTTCACCAACCTTTTTCCCATAAAATCTGTAATTATTTTTGCCAGTTAATTGAATGTATCCTCTACCGCGATACTTAAATCCATCTCCAGGTTCAGTATTGCCCATTGATTGTCCAATTGACGTATCCTTACCATACATCAACTCACCCATCGATGTTGGACTAGATTTAATTTGTGTCAATTGTGCATCATCGTATCTTGCTGCACGCTTTCCAAAAATTTTGCGAATTCTATCAAGAGCTGTATTCTTGTAATTCATATTTTCAGAAATTGGTTTAAAATTAGATTCTTTTTTAATATTTGCGAGCAAGGCAATTTGAGCAAATTTATTATTCAGACCAGCCTCTTGCATTGCAATATTGATAGGTGATCCAGTCATATTTTTTATATCACTACTCACTGACTTATCTGTTTCTGCAAGACTTTGAGTTATACCTGCTTCAGTTGAAGATACATCAATAGACCCTCTGCTGCCGAAACCACCACCTCCACCGCCGCCGCCAGTTGCAGCAGTTACAGGACCTGATCTCGCAGATGCAGTTGCTGTTGAAACAGTTGATGATCCAGGCATTGCACCTCGATTGGCTGCACTTACAGGAGAGGCTGGTGGTTTAGTTGCTGGTGCTGGTTTTACTTCACCAGTGCTTTTTGTAGTTTGCACTTTTGGATCATATAATTGTTTCTCAGCATCTGATAGAGCAGAAAACTCGCTCCACAACGAATAAAGATCATAAGCCATCCACAAACTACCAACAACAGTTACCGCAGAAGCAACCCAACCAACGCCTGGAACAACTGCCATGCCACCTGCAAGTGCCAGTCTCGCGCCAATCTTGGCGAATAGTTTAGGTGCTTTTTTCTTCACGAAGTTTACGAAAAGATCCCACGCTTTTGATTTGACATTCTTTACAACTGCAGTTTGTCCTATTTTATTTGCTGCAACTGCGCCACCAGCCGCACCAGCTACACCAGCAGCTGACGCAGCTGCTTGTATCTTAATATCTTTTTTCTCAGCAGCGATTTGATCGGCGATTATCTTTTTTTCTTCTGGAGTTTTTGCCTCCATTGCTTGTTCTTTTAGAGCCTCACCACCTTGAACCTCAAGGTTAGGATCTCTAAATGAATCAACTGCTTGATATGCGAGAAAACCACCAGCGGCTGCACCCAATAAACCACCCATACCACCAAGACCACCACCACGACGAACACCACCACGACGACCACCACGAAGACCACGGCGACCGCCACGACGACCACCACCACGACGACCACCACCAAGACGACCAGGAATAAAATCAATAAGATCTCCAAATCCTAATCCGCCATCATTTTTATCTAATAAGTCGTCAAGTTTTTTATGAATTGTTTTATTTTCTGGTTCGCCAAGTGTTTTTAAAATGCTCTCTATCGAATCAGCAATGCGAATCATTGGATCTTCATCTGCTGCAATTGCTGCGCTCAATGCATCTGTTCTAGATACACCTGCGTTTTTTCGTTTTACTGCACCAGTTTCTTTAAACTGTGCAAAGGTTGCATCTGAACTTTTAGCAAATTTTCCTTTAGCATCTCGATATAAGGTTTTTCCAGTTTTTGGATCAATCTCTGATTTAAATCCTCTATTTACAAGAGTAAATTTTGCAAGGGCGCGTACATTTTTTTTAATCTCTACAATATCACGCACTAAATTTTTAAAACCTGAGATATCATCTCTTTTTTTGACACTTTTTATTTTGTCTTTATCATTTTTTTTATCTAGATCGAACTTTGCTCGAGCTTCTTTAACTCGATCAGCAGATTCCATTTTTTCAAGACCGAGATTTTTAAACAAATCACCTAAATCTTTTCCAAGTAGACCCTCAAAAAATGCTTGTCGACGACCTGTCGTCCCTTTTATCGCAATGGCATATTCTTTTGCCATTTCAGACCTTGCTGATGCTGATGCAAAGGCACCTCCGATAAGCCCCTTTCCTTCTCTTGCAGCTGCGGCTGCAGCATCTGCCGCTTTTTCATATGCAGCTGAACGCTGTGAACCTTTAGAGGATTTTTTATTCTTTGCAACTTCTTTGATGATACTATCCAAAACACCTTTTGGTGCATTTGGTAATTCTTTCTTTAAAGTTTCTTGTAATTTTTTTGGATCTATTTCCATTTATTTTTATCTTCTGCGTTGCATTTCTAACATCTTCATCTTTTCATTTTGCTCTTTTACCATCTCTTGTAGCATAGTTATGTAAATTTGTTTTTCCCAAGGTATCAGATTATCTAACTCACTTAAAGAATACTTATGATGTTGCATCAATGAAAAATTAGTTGTATAGTAATTTTTCAAGTTCTCATAACCAAGAATTAATCGAAAAAACTTAGAATACCCTCCACATGCACATTATGCACGAATTGACATTTGCTGCATGTCAGTTCCTGTTCTAGAACTACACGAGGGCTGGTTAAGAAAAACTGCTTGATATTTTGCACTTGATCAAGCGTTAAATTATCAAAGAATGCCATTAATTCTTCTTTTGTGACAGAGTTTTTTTTGTAAATTTGATCTTGATCATAGATATAATCAAGATACTCTGCAATTATCTCATATCCACCATCATCAAATTTATCATCTAATGCTGCTTGTGGAATCGATATCGATGGATAATTAAACTTAACTCCCACATTTTCTGTTAATTTGATAATACTAGAATGATGTTCTGTATCTTGATACTTGATATTTTTTAATAGAAGATCAAATTCTGTAGCATGACCACATTCTTTATCCTCTACAACATTGTTACATGTATGGATCATCTGGGCTGTTTCGCCGACTGAGTTAATTCGCAGATGTAAAAAGAACATCTCAACATCAAATGTTGGAAGATTGTCGACATCTATTTCATCTATACAACAATTTGTAATGATTTGTTTGATAGTTGATGTGATTTCATTTAAATTGTCTGCTTCTTTTGCAATCAAAAGAAGTTTTTCTTCTTTAACAAGAAATGGTCGAAAACGAATATTCTTATCAAGCGATTTTAAATACACTTCATGTATAGGATGTTCAATTTTTGGCAAAGGCATAATTTACTCCACAGTTTAAAAATTAATAACTACCACTTGCACCACCACCAGCAAATCCTCCCCCTTCACCACCTTTAAAGGGTGGTTGTGGTTGCGTTGTTTGCGGTCTTGATGATGGTCGTTGATTGGTGACAGGTGGTTGAGAACCAGAGGCAGGTTGACTTGGATTCGATGGGGTTCTACCATCTTTATATACTGCTCTCTCTAGATCACCAGTTAACCAGTACTCATATCTAAATGTTACAGCGAGACGATGAATTCCATCATCTGCCCAATTTAAACTCATTGGTGCAATTGATGTGGGAAATATATTGTAGAATTGCACTTTGTACATGATTATTGGGCGATCATCTTCTCCCTCAACTCCTTGGGTTGTAGCCTCTGCAAATTGATTGATTTCAAGCGATGGAGCTAGATATGCAATTCTATAGTTTGGATTATAACTTGTATCAAATGGAATAACAAGATTTAGCCATTTATCGAATAATTTTTTCTCCCAGAAATCGCCAGAGCAAATAAATGTTAATGTTAGATCTCCAAATGTAGGAAAAGAGGCAACTGGTGAAGAAACACCATAGTAGCGACCGTCGACGGTATTTACAGTATATCCTGGGAGTTCTGTTGTTTCGCATTGAAAGCGAAGGTCAGTAGCATCTAAACCTAATCTGGTTGGCGCAGTAATTCTAACATCGAATTTCGAAGTTTTTGCGAAATCATTGTGTTTTGCAAAATGATCTCTAAATTGATTTATATTAAATGCCATTAAGATCTATACACCATCTTTTCAAAAGGAAGAAATATTGCTGTTTCCCAATTATCTGGCTCGATATAAATTAATGGAGACATGATATGAGAAAACAAATAACGCTTTATGCAAGGTTCAATTAATCGATATCTTCTAGATTTAGAGAGTAAATCATATGACAATCTAAACTTTGTCGTATCATCATATTTATCATTACTTATAAAGTCATGTAAACGATCTAAAAGAACTAAACGACTTGACGGGTCTAAGTAATGTAGATTTAATCCTAGGAACCCATCACTATATGTTTCCATAGGAAGAACCAGTGGAAATTTGTCCCACATCGGAAGAATGTCTTTAAGTTTAGGGTCATAATGATACAGGTACATTCTTCCCACAAAGGCTTGCGAAGAAATTCTTTTTGCATCATTTAGAAGATTAGATCGATTAGACGGAATCTTGAGTTTTGAGAGCTGTGCTCCAATAAATCCACGAGCTGCCTCGGTGCGAGGTTTAATGCCTGCGGCTGTCATCTCTTTATTCAATTTATCAAATAATGATGGCATTAGATACCTATATCTTTTTCAGTAACAACCTTAAACTGCCAATTTCGATCTTTACAGTATTCTACAGCAGCCTTCCATTTTGCTTCATTTACACCCCAAGTCATAACCTCATTGATGTATTTTCGAGTTATTTTGCTTCTTTTCTCTGGGGGTTCAGCCTGACTTTTTGGCTTAACTTCGAGAATCATCGCCTCTAGAATCCCTTGTTTGTTCCGAACTCTTGCAAAAAAGTCAGGAAAATATCGATGCCAACGATTGTCTATTGGAGATAAATAAGGTATTATAATCTCCTCATTAGACCATTCAATTACATTTGAATTTATATCCAAGTGTGTCATAACTCGGCGTTCCCACAGAGATCTATACCAGATGTTTGTAGGATCACCTAAATATTTGTTAGTATTCTTAGGACTAAATTTACCAGAGTAAGCCATGCATTTATTTAGTAGAGAACAATATAATGTCAATTATTGATTTAAAAATTGCAAGAGGTCCAAATAAGCTCTTCGAAGGAACTAATTTTGATTTTAAAGATTTAAGATTTCCTCCAGGCGTTGGTAATAATCCAAGGCTATTACATTCTATAAAATTTACTCCTACTGTTCAGAATAAATCTAGTTATAATGTAACAAAAACGACAGGTCCAAGTGCGGCAGATGTAAATCGAGCGGGTGGTGCGCAACTCGGAAGTAATACAGATCCATTTGGTGTTGGTTCTGCTTTAGGAATTACAGCGGGATTAACTGCAATTGGCGGTATAGCTGCAATAGGGGAGGCGGTTAATGATCTCTCGAAAGGTGATATTGGTGATGTTGCTAAAGTTGGGATCAATGCTGCGGGTGGTATTGCAGCAGGTGGTTTGAAGGGTGCATTAGCTGGTGGAATAATTAGTGCAATTGATCTAACGAGAAAAACTCGAAGAGCTGCAGGTTCAATTACTCTCTATATGCCCGATACTGTAACTCAAACTCAAGTAGCGAACTATGATGCAGTTTCTATGACAGAGGCTTTTGGAGATGCTGGATTGATAGCGCAAGCAGGTGGTACTGTAATTAAAAGTGCGATTGCTGCAGCAGAGTCAGATAGCATTAATTTCGGTCAAACACCAGGTTCAGGTGCTATAGCAGAGGCTGGTGCGAAAGTTGCAGGAGCAACTGGAGCATTTGGTGGAAATATTGAAAAAGCACTTTTATTTTCTGCTGGAGTTGCGAAAAACCCACAGGTTGAATTACTATTTGAAAACATTGCAAATAGAGAATTTCTTTTCGACTTCAAGTTTGTGCCAAGAAATCCACAAGAGTCGAAAGATATTATTAAAATTATTCAAACCTTTAGATTTTTTGCTGCACCTGAAATTCCAACATTAGGAAAAGGTCGCTATTTTATACCACCATCAGAATTTGATATCCAGTTTATGGTTGGCAATAAAATAAATCCAAATCTTCCTCTTATCTCAACATGTGTGTTAGAAGGCATTGATGTAAATTACGGCAGCGCAGGACAATGGACTGCATTTTTTGATGGTATGCCAGTTGAAATTTCAATGCAGCTTCGATTTAAGGAAGTCGAAATTTTGCACAAAGAACTTATACAACAAGGTTACTAATGAAATACTTCGAAAGTTTTCCTGGAACAATTTATACATTCGATAAGAATACTTTAAACAATCAACTTGTAACAAATATTCTTGCAAGATCTACATTTTTAAAGGAAATTGCAAATAATAGTAGCATTGCATATGAATACGAGGTAAAAGAAACCGATACTCCAGAGATTATTGCATATAAGATTTATGGTGATGCAAATCGAAGTTGGATCATCCTTTTGTTTAATCAAATTATTAATCCTTACTACGATTTTCCATTAAAAAATGATGCGCTTGAAACATTCATTCAACAAAAATACAATCAAACAATCAATGAAGCACTTACAACGATTCATCATTATGAAAAAGAGGTAACACAAGAAACATTTTATGGGCAATTATTGATAGATAAATCAACTCAAACATACAGTATTGGTGAATTTGATGTAGATTATTCGGATAATTCAATAATACCTAACACGCTTCCTGGTACAGCAGATACATCTTTACCTATAAGTATAGAAACTGTAGTTTTTCCTGAATATACTTTAAAAATTACTACTATACATAAAGCAATTTCTAATTATACAAATGAATTAAACATAAATGATGCAAAACGATCAATCAAAATCTTAGAAAGTGTATATGTTCAACAAGTTGAAGATGAATTTAGGAGTTTAATGGCTGATGGCAGATAATGGTGTAAATAACTCAAAAGACTATGAGATAAAGAGTCTAGAGTTAATTAATTCTGGTGGTCAAACGATCGATTTGCGAGACATTTTTGTTGAATTGCAAATTTTTCAAGACATCTATTCTTCTGTCATGAGTGGAAACATACTTATCAATGATGGTAATGATACTTTCTCTAATTTTTATTTGTGCGGTAATGAATATCTAAAGGTAAGCATCGACAAACCTGGATTAAATCGTCCATTAGAAAGACTTTTTAGAATTTACAAAACTACAGATAGAAATCCATCGACTGATTCGGGTCAAACATACCTTCTTCATTTTTGTTCTGATGAATTGATATCATCACAAACACTAAATGTGAGTAAAGCGTATAAATCGACTAAAATTAAAAATATTGTTTCAGATATTCTATTAAATGAACTAGGTGTTGATCCGCAGAGAATTGCAAATTTAGAAGATACTTCTGGATCTTTTGATCTAGTTATTCCTGGGTATAGACCATTTGAAGCAATTCAATGGGTAACTTCTCGTGGGTATGATCAAAAGAAATTTTGTTATTTCTTTTTTGAGAATAAAAATGGGTTTAATCTGATATCGTTACAAACCATGATTAAACAAAAACCATATAAAAAAATTAGATATGAGATTAAGAAATCACAAAGTGATCCAGCATTAAATAAAGATTCGATTGACGATTTTACTATTTTAAGTGATTTTGATATGCTAACCTCAATATCAAATGGGTCATTCTCTTCTCGATTGCTATCGATTGACATATTCTCGCAAAAATTTGAGAATGTTGATTATAATTTGCTTGCAGCAGAAAGCCAAGGAAATTTAATAAACAAATTTAAACCTGTAAATTCATTTAAAAATTCTAAGAATGAAACTCTTTTCAATTCACCATTTTCATTCTATAGAACTTACCTGACAACCAATGATACTATCTCAGAAAAAAGTAATGATATTAAATTTTGGTTATTACCAAGAGCATTACACATGACGCTACTGAATCACTTTAGAATTCGAGTTGTAGTTCCTGGTGATATTGAGATGAAAGCAGGTGATATGATTGATTATGAATTTCCTTTATTTGAAAGTGCTCAAACAGGCGGTAAAAAATTCGATAAAGCAAGAAGTGGTAAATATTTGGTTGCCTCGATCAATCATAAATTTAGAAGCACTTCATATGAATGTGTTGCAGAATTAGTTGCTGATTCTTTTTCTGAAGCAATGCCTGTAGCAAAAGATGGATTAAATAAATTGACTAAAAAAGGTAAATAATTAAGTTATGCCAGGAGCAAAAAAAAGTTTTATTGGACTTGAAGGATTTATCTGGTATATTGGCGTTGTTGAAGATCGCCAAGACCCAGAGCAACTTGGTCGTGTCCGCGTTCGCTGCTTTGGTTGGCATACGGATGAAAAAAGTAAAATTCCAACAGAGCAATTACCTTGGGCGCATCCAGTAATTCCTGTTAACAGTCCAAATGCATATACACCGAAAGAGGGTGATATGGTTTTTGGGTTTTTTATCGATGGCGATAATGCACAGAACCCTGCAATCATGGGTGTGCTTCCAGGAAAGCCTGATGGCAAACCGAACTATACAAATGGATTTAGTGATCCAAGAACAAGTTTTGGGTCAGCACCAAATAAACCAGATGATCCTGCAGAAGCATATCCAAAGGGTAAGTATCTCAAAGAACAAACTACAAATCGTCTTGCTCGCGGCAAAGCAGATTCAACTGTAATTGCTACAAGAAAAAAGAATCTCAAGAAGAACATCGTTTCAGCAGGTGGAGTTTCTTGGAGCGAACCACCTCCTGCGTTTGCGCCAAAGTATCCATATAACAATGCTCTTGAAACTGAATCGGGGCATGCATTAGAATTCGATGATACTCCAGGTCAAGAGCGTATTCAATTGGCTCATCGTAAAGGTTCGTTCATTGAAATTGATCGAGATGGTAACGAAGTACACAAAGTTGTAAAAGACAATTATGAACTTGTGATGGGTTCCGACTATGTCTTTATCAGTGGTAAATGTTCTGTCACAGTTGGTGGAGATTGCAATCTAAAGGTTGGCGGTAATATGAATGTAGAAGTTGCTGGTGGCATTAATATGTCAGCTGGTGGCGATATTCGTATGAAAGGCAAGAGTGTGTTTGTAGAATCAACTGCAACTATGGATTTGAAATCTGGATCTACAACGAGCATCCAATCTTCAGGTAAATCAAGCATCAAGGGCAGTCAAGTTGCTCTAAGTGGCAGCAGTGTAGAGGTAGACGGAACTCTCAACGTTAAGTCTGGAACTAACTTGAAGGCAACTGGTGCAGATTCACGAGGCGATTCTCATAATCTAAGCGTTTCTGGTTCTGGTGCTTCTTCTGCATCGAGTGCCGCTGGTGCTGGTCTTTCTGCGGGAGGAATGGCTCCAGAAGTATCTGATCTTCAGGCTGCAACCGACGCAAATAAGGCTATTGAATCCTCAGTTAGTGCCGCTTCTTCAGTTGCGGCTGCGACTTCTGCTGCAGCCGCTGCAATTACTTCTGCATCAGATTCTATAGTTTCTGTTGGATCAACAATTGGTAAATCTGTTGCAGGAATTACAGAAACTATCAATAATGTATTCACCGATATAACTAAAAACGCAGACGTAATTATTAAAGATTTTAGCAGTAAATTGCCAATCGGAGAATTGACACAGAAGGTGCAAATCTTCGAAGGTGTTGTTAATATGAAGCGAGGTGAAATATTATCTCTCAAGGACGACTTGAGAAATGTAGTCATAGATAAAATCGGCAATATCGATGAACTATCTGCACTCAGAAATATTGAATTTAATGTAGATTCAGATCTACTACCACAGAAATTAACTGAAAAAATTCAAACGGTTCTTGGCAAGCGAATTTATCCTTTAACAGAAAGCATCTCTGCGGTCGATCAACAAATAACAAATGAGATAGACAGAACGTTGAATAGATTGATCTAAAATCGCTAATAAATAACATATAATTCTGCACTCACGGAAACATCAAAATAATGAGTTCGATCGTTCGAAAATTCTCTGATCTAGATCTTAATTTTTCAGCTCATCCTGTAACAAAAGATGTGATAAAAAAATTGAATGATAATGCGATCGCAGGTTCAATTCGAAACCTATTGCTAACCTCGCATTATGAGCGTCTATTTAATCCAGAACTTGGATCAAATCTTAAAAAGATGCTATTTGAACCAATCGATAATATCACCACCTCTATTATACAAGGAATGATACTTCAAACTATAAAAAATTATGAGCCACGAGTAACAATTGAAGATGTCATTGCAACACCAGATTATGATAACGATAGATACGACATTAAAATTGTATTTTTTGTAAACAATACTTTAGAGCCGATCACGGTCTCTTTTTTCCTAGAACGGGTAAGATAACATGGCAAATGTTGACTCAAAACTAAAAGTTGCAGAATTAGACTTCGAAGCAATCAAGTCTAATCTAAAAGGTTTCCTTAAATCTCAATCAGAGTTCAGTGACTATAACTTTGAAGGTTCTGGTTTGTCGATTTTGCTTGATGTTCTTGCTTACAATACTCATTATATGGGCTATTATCTGAATATGGTCTCGAACGAGATGTTTATCGATACCGCAATCAAACGCGAATCAGTTGTTTCTCACGCAAAACTACTCGGATATGTTCCTCGTTCACGAGTTTCTCCTCGTGCATTGATTGATCTAGAAATTACTCCAGTTCAAAATGATTCGAATAGCGCGATTGCTATTCCACGATTTACTAAATTTGTTTCTGAAACTATCGACGGTCAAAATTTTATTTTTGTGAATCCTGCTACTAGAGTTGTCTCTAAAAATTTAAGTACTGGATTATTTGTTGTTGAGTCTCTAGAAATCAAAGAAGGTCAGCCAAACGGCATAACCTTCTCATATAATTCTCAAACTAATCCAAAGCAGATCTTTGAATTACCAGATATTGGCATTGATACATCAACACTTCAGATTAAAGTACAACGATCAGCTCAAAATGCTAATCAAGAAACTTATATACTCGCCGAAGATGCTACGAATGTAAACGAGGATGCTGCTGTTTATTATCTAGAAGAAAATAAAAATGGAAAATATCAAATTTCTTTTGGTGACGATGTAATCGGTAAGGCATTAGTTGAAGGAAATATTGTTATTGTCTCATATTTGATTACATCTGGAACACTAGCAAATAATTTGAAAGAATTTAGACCTCTAGATACTATTTTAAATGGAGCAACGGTTGTCACAACTCTAGTTAGTGCCTCTACTTCAGGCGCGGCAGCAGAAAATATCGAAAAAATTCGTTTTACTGCGCCAAAAGCATTTATTTCTCAAAATAGAGCAGTGACAAAAAACGATTACATTGCTATTATTAATCGTGAATATCCATATTTTGAAGCAGTTAATGTGTGGGGTGGTGAAGAGAATATTCCACCAGTGTATGGTAAGGTATTTTTCACTGCAAAACCACTTGGTGGCTATGAAATTACTACAACTGAGATTGAATTTGTAAAAAATTCTGTAATTAAACCATATTCAGTGCTTACTGTTACACCTGAATATGTTGAAGCGGATTATAATTACCTTAATCTTGATGTCGAAGTCAATTTTGATCCGACAAAAACAGATAAAACGGCTGGTGAGATTGATGCTGCAGTAATTTCAGCGATTAGATCGTATGCAAACACTAATCTAAACAAATTTAACTCTTCATTTAGAGTTTCACAGCTGTCAAGAGCAATAGATGACGCTGATCCATCAATTATAAGCAATGATGTGAAGGTGTATCTAGAAAAACGATTTGCTCCAGATGTAAATCGCACATTAAGTTATACTCTTGACTTTGGAACTGAATTAAAACAAGGCACAACAACCGAAAGAATTCTTTCAGCTCCATCATTTAAGTATAATGATGATTCTGGAATTGTAAGAGACTGTTTTATCGAAGAAGTTTTGCAATCATTTACTGGAGTAGAATCAATTGATGTTGTAACTGGTGGAAGTGGTTATATTTCTACACCAACAGTTGTAATCAATGGTGATGGCACTGGTGCTTCTGCGAGAGCATTGATTGTAAATGGTGCTGTAAAACGAATTGAGGTTACTAATCCTGGAACTGGATATACCTCTGCAACCGTTTCAATTAGCGGTGGTGGTGGTTCGGGTGCAATCATCAAAGCAAGTCTTGAAGGTCGTATTGGTCGTTTAAAAATCTATTACTTTGACACTCAAAATGTAAAGAAAACATTAAATGATAATATCGGATCTGTTGATTACACTGGCGGAGTTGTAACTTTAAATAGTTTTGCGCCAGTAGAGATCTCTGATGCGTTTGGAACATTAGTCCTAAAAGCAATTCCTACAAAAAGAGTATTTTCTTCAATTAGAAATAGACTTACTGTTTTAGATATAACTGATCCAGCTTCAATTGTAACAAAAATTAACGCTGTGGTAGAGTCATAATATGACTGCAACTTCGAAAACAATATCTTCATTAATTAAGTCTCAAGTTCCAGACTTTATTAATGCTGAACACCCAAAATTTAAGAGATTCTTAGAGCTGTACTACACTTGGCTTGAGAATAATTCAGCCAATGGAATCTCCAATACCGCTGGTAATACAATTTACCATGCAATGGGCATAGAAAATTATAGAGATATTGATCAAACACCACCAGAATTTATAAAGTATTTTAAGCAAGAATTGCTTCCACATTTTCCAGAAAATACTGCTCTCAGCACAGAAAAGATTCTAAAAAGCGCAAGAGAATTTTATAATAAAAAGGGAACTGATGAGTCAGTTCGTTGGTTATTTAAAGCATTATTTGACGAAGATATTGAGATAACATTCCCAAAAGAATCGATCTTAAAAACATCAGATGGTAAGTGGATAAAACCAAAAGCATTTCGAATTAATATTTCGGAGTCTAATAAAAATCTAGATGTAAATCTTCTTGAGAAACGATTGATTCGAGGAGTTGAATCTGGCGCGACTTGTATTGTTGAATCTGCAAATAGAAATATTGATCCAACAAATGGTCGTGAGATCATGGAGATCTACATTTCTAATATCAAGCAAAATTTTAATAATGGAGAATTCATTGAAATTGATTACTTAGATGGAAATGGTATTGCAAGGGTATTCAGTGAACAAATTATTGGTACTCTCTCAAACATTCGAGTCGATTCAAATATTCGTTCAGACCCACAACAGCGACGCCGTGGATTATTATATAATGTTGGTGATCCAGTTGTGGTTACTGGTGGTCTTAGAAATTCTGCAGAAGCAGATGATGCTATAGCAATTGTTGGTAATGTTACACTCGGTTCTATCGAAGCAGTAACAATGGGTTTCCCTGGATATGGTTATCGTCTTTACTCAAATACAGAAACAATTGTCTTAAGAAGTATTGGTGATGATCCAAATTCAAATCTTTCTACTGATTTGCGCGTTTTAGCATTAAATTTAACTGCGTGTACATCAAACAGCCAGCGTAATTTCATAGAATCTATCACTTATGATAAATCAGTTATTGATTACTTATCTGATACCGATATTGGAAATGCTAATCTTGCAGCATTTACAACGAACAATAGAAATTCGTTGATCAATGTCACTGAAAATGATAAAGATGACCCGTATGATAACTTTGAAGAAATTTGGGCAAATGGAACTAACTTTTTTGATGCATTGTTTACTGCTAAAATAGCAACACCAAATACCAGTATATTTGGTGTTGGTGGAGTTAGTGCAAATACTGGTAATTTATTAGTTTATGATGTTTCGAACACTGGACCACTTGCAACAGTATTAACTGGTGCTCAAATAAACACAAAAAACACCACTAAATCTTTTATATTTAATAGTGTGACAAATGCAAGTGTTCCTGCAAATGCAAATAGTCTGATTATTCAGTGTTTAGATTTTGAAACTGTAAATACAGGTGGTGTTGCTCTTGTATCTGTGCTAGATGGTGGTGCAGGATTTAGAACAGAACCATCGATTCAGATTACATCTCATTATGATACACATTTATCTGAGCAATATAATTATGAAACGCAAAAATTATTAAAGAAAACATATTGGCAAACATTTAAAGACCTTGGTTTAATTGCACATGTTTCTATTGAGAATGGTGGTAGTGGATATGTTATTGGAGATGGATTGCGATTTACTGGTCGTGGATATGATGCTAATGGATATGTTCAAACTGTTGGTGCAAATGGAGCAATCACATCAGTAATATTAGATAATAGAGGTGAGGGTTATTATGCACGACCATCAATCGCCGTTCAATCTGGCGGTGGTTCTGGTGCAGTTTTCACTGGTTATTTGTTTGGTGATGGTGAA